GACAAACGACATCGAAATCAATGTATTTGTTTCAATGGGTGACGATTTTGAGGTAGCCGCTCCAGATGATTATTTTCAACACTTTGTATTGAAACCACAGAGTGGGGAGTTGCTTGAACCTCAGGCCGGTGAAATCGTGCCAGAGAGCCAGAACACAGAGGAGTTAGATGCTCCACAGCAAGCGGAAACCACAATTATTGGGTTACCACCAGCTGAGGATCCTAACTTAAACAAAGTATTCTTTGGGGAGGCAATTACAACTTTTCGATCAATGCTGAAAAGGTATTCTTTGTGGAATTCAATTCCAAAGACAGATACTGTTCAGATGATCGTTTCTGGTCGTTTTCCTTCTTTTCCTTATTTGCGTGGAAATGTCGGTGGTGCTGTAGATACAACTGCAGCTGCCGCTCCATACAATTATGTGAATACTGTGTTGTTACACTGGGTTCGTAATGCTTTTTCAGGAAGTAGAGGGTCTATCAGATATAAATTGGTGCCGAGAGGACACCAGCATTTAGCTGATAGGATCGAGGTGCAGCGAGCACCTTGGTTACCTTCTGTACCCGCTTATAGGTTTGATGCCCAATCCATGAATACTTACGGATCGGTTAAATCCGCTCGACAAGATATCATGGCAGGTTGGGAAGCAGCTACAGGGAACAATGTACCTGAGGATGAAAAGCCTTTCCCCGGAACACGGGGTATGGCTTTGACAACCAACCAAGTAAATGGAGCACTAGAATTTGAAATGCCGTATTATAATGCATATCGATTCGTTCCTGGTAAAGTGCAAGACTACACATCAATTCAATTGTTTGATGCAGCTTGGGACTACCGTATTTGGTATAATGGTACAGGTACTGGTTCATCATCATCCACGTATGATGTTTATGTAGCAGCAGGCGAGGATTTCCAGACGTACTTCTTTACTGGATTGCCTCGTATGTACTATGAAGCGAGTCCGCCTGCTTAAGCAGAGGCTCACGGGGATAGACACCCC